CTGATCGGTCAAATCCTTTGCCTTGATGATGTATGTTTCTTCAATGCCCAAGTGTTCCAATGCCTTCAATCGCATATTGCCACCAAGCACAATCATATCGTCATTGACAATAATTGGTCGGAGTTCCAACATCTGCGGAAAGTCCGTGATTGATTTTAACAACTTCTTAAACTTGTCATCCTTGATCACTCTTGGATTGTTTGGATTCGGTCTTATCTCGCTGACCTTAATTTTTTGTATCATCGTTTACTTAATTTTTGTAAGTGAATGGATTTGAGCCACTCTTTGTATTGCTTTTGATCACCGAACTTTGTGTGACATTCTCTGCATAATGCCTGAAGGTTTTCAATGACATCCGGCTTTGTTGTTCCACCCATTCCACGAGCTTCAAGATGATGAATATCAATTGCAGTATGCCCACATACTTCACAAGGAATAAAGTCGCTGATATCATATCCAAAATGATTCATATATATTTGGGTGTGTTTCTTCAAAGTATCAAGCCCTCCTCGTTTAGTGATTCACGCAAGAAGTCACGCATTTTGATGAGTGCCTCCACCACTTCATCAGGTGTATCATCGGATGCATACTTTGTCCGTGTTCTCAACTCGTTGTCAAGTTCTGATACGATGCACTTCCACTTCCATCCGTCAATGGCATCTTCAAACTGATGCCGTTCTTCGTCAAGGTTAAATTCAAGGATTGCTTTCATCTGTTGCCCTTAATTTTTTTTGTAATTCCCCACTCTACCAATTCCATTGCCCGTTTATAACCTTCTTTGTAACCTTCGGCATAACTGATTTCCTTTTGTTGCTTCTCCATTTCTTTGGCTTTTTGATATGCTTCGTCCAATTTAACTGCCGTTGCGGTGTCTACTGTGAATGGTAGAATTTCTGGTAGTTGATTCCAAAAGATTTCTACCGCCGTTTGTTGTTTATTGTTGCTCATTGCTCACCTCCTCCGTAGGTTAATGGTACTTCAATTACTTGAACTCCGCAATGGTCTGCGTTATCCCAGAAAGTTGAATCATCACAATTTAGAATCTCTAATAGATGATTTGCTTCTTCGTCCGTTGTTTCTTTGGTGTTGTAGATGATGAGAGTTCTTTTAGTGGTGATTGGTCCTAATGATGTTAGATGTTTCTTAATCATTGATTCGTGGAATTTTTCGGGGTAATTTTTAAGGTAATCTCTAATCGCCTCAATAGTGTTTAACAATTGTTCTTCCGTGTATAGTTTCATTTCCGTTTGCGTTTTGGTTTCTGCTCATCATCGGCAAGTTGTGCCAACTCCAATGCTTTTTGGTCTGCCCATATCAAAAGTGAGAACACCGATTCAATCACACAAGTTGAACAGTTTGGAAGATTCCGACCAAATATCTCACGATGTACATTCTGAAGTTGTGCGTATTGCTCAGGCGTTAATTGAAACACGAGTGTCTTTTTGTAGATCTCGTATGCCGGGCGAAGTGACTGGATGAATTCTATCATAGTTTTGTTTCAAGGAGTGCAACGATTACGGTTGCGATGGATGCGTACAAGATACCCACAAATCCGTAGGTGTATATAAAAAAAGACAAACCCAACCACCACGATAAGCAGAAAGCACAGTCAAGTGGTTTCATTCGTTTCCATTTGGAGTAGTCGCTTCCGTAGAGATAGCGTTTAAGTAGGTCGGCTGGTTTGCCGAAGTTGACGATGATGATGCTTAGACAAGCAATTCCAATTATTTCGTTGTACATCTTTCTTTCATTAATTTTACTACACGCAGAATCTCTCTGACTGAAATATCCGTTTGGCGGTGGATTGCCCTCGCTGACATTCCGCTGCACCAAAGTTTGAATAGTTCACGCTCATAGAAATATGCTGATTCAGTTACCTGATTTATTTTGTTGATTCGTTTTTGTTCGATTCGTTCATCTTCCTCCCGTTCCAAAAGAAGGTCGGGTTCTTCAGACAAGTGCAAGTCATAGACATCGTATTGATCATAGATGCGAGATTCCCCAAAGGGATGCCGGTTGCCGTTGATACAAAGGTACAAAAGACGGATTGTCCAAAACTGGATGTATCCGTCGTTGTATATTTTCTCAATTTGTTCATCAGGTTTTTGCAATATGGTCAAAAAGTAGAATTGATAGAGTTCCCGTGCCAACTCGTTTCCTTTGGCGATATTCTTCGTGGCTTTGGTTAACCATTCAGCTCTTGAAAGTTCCTCTATGATTTCCGCTTTTTTCACATTTTCTTTTCAATACTACAAATATAACCATTCTTTTCGTATTTTTTCTTTATTCTCAACATCTCATCTTCAGACCGGAGAATATGTATTGACGAGCTTAGACCTCTCGTGCAAATGCAAACCCAATAAGGATAGAGATTCGACATATAGTTTGTTGGTTGTTCGGTCATATTCTACAAGAGATTCGTAAACTTGCACGGAGTTGATGATGGTTGAGTGATCACGGTGAAGAATCTTGCCGATGGAAAGATAGGTCATCTTCAAATGCTTCCTACATAAATAGCAAAACAAGTGCCGAGCATCCATAATGTTTTGAGTGCGAACCTTCTCCAAGATTGCATCGGGTGTGACATCATAGACGATTGCAACCACTCGCATCGCCTCAGTCCATTCGGCATCTATCTCGTTGATCTTGCATCTTGGGTTGACGATTTCTTCTTTGAGTTTTTTGACCTCGTCAATGCGTTTTTGATTCAGTTCGGCAACAACACCTCGAAGGCGTTTGACTTCTTGTTTTAGTAAATGTATTTCCTGGTAGTAGTTCATAGCATCCCTAATTCTACAAGCTCACTTATAACCATAGTCGAATACCATTGTTCACCTAGTTCATCCCCACCTTTGTCAATGTGCTCAATTCTCATAATGATTGCGTCTTGTCCATCGTGCCATCCACCGCTATAGGATTGTGCGATTAGAGTTTTTAATTGTTCTTGTGTTATAGTTATTGTTTTCATATTCGTTCTTCGTACTTTGTGCGTTCACCGATGAATGTCGTTTTGATTGTGTAGCATTCCCCGTGCCGATTCTTTGCGATAATCAGTTCGGCTTCTTCTTGCTGGAGCTTCTCACCTGAATAGTATGCCGGTCGAAATGGGAACATCACAACATCCGCATCTTGCTCAATACTTCCACTCTCACGAATATCACTCAGCATAGGTCTCTTGTCCGCTCTCTCCTCACATTTGCGTGATAACTGAGCCAACACTATGACGGTGATATTTAGTTCCTTAGAAAGCAATTTTAAGTTTCTTGATATTTCGGCAATCTCTTGTTCCCGGTTTGTTTTTGTTCCTTTGATTAACTGGATGTAATCAATGACCAACAACTCAAGTCCGTGTTTCGCTTTGTGAATCTTGGCTTTGGATTTGATTTGTTGGATACTGCAATTCGGATCGTCGTCAATGTAGAATTGCACCGTCTGATTGTTGGCTGAATTGATAAGTTGCTGAACTTCAAACTCCCGAAGGTTTGCATTGCGAATCTTCCAATTGGCAAGGTCGGTGATCAATGATAAATATCTTTTGACAAGTTGCTCATTGCTCATCTCCAAAGAAAGAAACAATCCCTTTCCACCAATCTTGGCAAAGTCGTACATCAAAGACAAAGCGAGTGCCGTTTTGCCTTGTCCCGGTCTTGCAGCCATCACAATCAAATCGCCATTGTTCCATCCTCCCAATACCCGGTCAAGTCCTGACCATCCCGTTGGTCTTCCCGTGAGCTTATCGCCTCTTTGCACCGCCTCAATAATAGCATCAACCGTCTTGTTGGTAACTGATGAAATTTGAACGGGATCATTGATGGTTGTGAACTTGGTGTTGTCGACCATTGTCTGAACATTTGTGAGAATCTCTTTTAAGTCCGAAGTCAAATCCAAGTTGGTGATGTTCTCAATGAATTGTTTCTTCAGGTACTTGTGTTCAAGTGCTGGAAGGTGACTGCTGATGTTTGGCATCCCATAAACATTCTGCGTGAGCTTCACGATGGTGACCATCTCAGCACGGCTGAACTTCTTTCCCAAAGTTAAAACATCAATCTCATCGTTGTTGATGTACATCTCCAACATTGATTCGACAATGCGTTTGTTTAGGTTGTTTTCAAACCATTGCGATTTGATTCTCGGCAACATTGCACGAGTTTGGTCGTAGAATAAAAGTTGACCGATTATGTATTCTTCAAGTTCTTGAGTCATAATCGTGCAAGTTAAATACTTTTCTGTTAATAATTTGTGGGTTACTTACATTATTTGAAAGATTGTTATTCTTCCAAGTGCGAACCGCTGCCCTCCAGTTCTTCATCTTGTTTTTACCTACAAGCCATCCGTTGGATTCGTAGTAGTCAAACCACTTCTCGGATACATCAGCCATTCCGATTTCGGTCATATAGGTTTTTATTTCAACAATGGATGGTTTGATAAAAACATCCCTTTTAACTTTTATATCTTTTACATTATCATTATCAGTATCATTTACATTATCAGCTTTTTTGGGTTCTTGAAAAAAGGGTTGGGTTATTTGGGTTGTTTCTTCCTTCTTTGGTCTTCCACCTTTCGCACCATTAAACTTTTGCTTATCAATGTAATCATCATATTTACGCAAATCCCTCTTTAGTTGCGTTTTAATGGGTTCAAATGCGATGGTCAATAGTAAGTCATCACACGGTGGATTTTCATCGTTTACATAAGCAAAGATGTGTTTGATTAATTTACCTGCAATTTCATCAGGTAGTTTGTTGAATACTCCTTGCTGGTCGCAGTAGAGTAAAAATGATGTTTTGTCTTTAGCCATAAAAAAAGCCCCACCAAATTTGTGCAGTAAGAGTGCGACAAATTCAATGAGGCAATAGTGGTTTAACTTTCGGAATCTCTTACATTCCAGTTAATGGTTCAAATATAATCAATTAGAAATGATATCCCAATTCTTTTTTTACTTGTTTCTGATACTCGTGGCGATCATTGTATTTTGCACCACGCAACTCTTCGTTCTCTTCCTGGTGCTTCGCTCTCCACCTTCGGATGGTTTCCGGTGATGGCAATCGCTTCGCTTCAAACTCCGTGAAGAAATCTTTGCCGTCACATAATCTGCGATAAATAACCGCCATTAATTTAATGTCGCAATCCCTTGTTTCGGGTTTGTGTTGCAGTAAGTATGCAACCATATCTTTTGTATTCATCATTATTGGTCTATAAACTGTGCGTAATCTCTTGCATCCCCTTCATTCTCAAATGTTGCGAGAAGTTCTCCAGCGAAGTAAACACGCCACTTCACGATGTTATTAATTGTTGCCCTTACTACCAATGCTTTTATCATCGTATTTATTTTTAAGAAATGTGGCTTGTAGTTCCCAAGTTTTCGCACGGTCATTTGCTTCTGCAATCTTTGACCTGATCTCAAGTAGTTCGGTTTCATAATCCCAAATCAAACGATTCTTGTTTGAGATGGTTTCAAGTAACTCATCTTCTCGTTCAGATGTTTTGTGCAACTGGAGAAGGACGATGACAAATAAGATTGCCATTCCGATTATTAAGTAGTTTTGTATCATTTGCTTTTGCCTTTATAAAATTTGTGTTTATAGATTGCCTTCGTGTATGTATCAAATTCGGGGATGTAGTTGTCCCTTTCAAATTCATACGGTGATGCCTCAGGCAACTTGTCAAAGTCATTGAAGTATTGTTTCAACTTCCAGTACACGAACATCACCGCAATGGTGATGGGTGTGATTACGAGTAAAAATATCAAGTCCATAGTTTTATAATTAAGGGGATGATTGCTCACCCCCGTGTTTTTTTATTTTTTGTAAAAATTAAAGCACTCATCCCATTTGCTTGACTTTTTCAAGTCGCTTTGTCTTTGTCCGATTGGCTTTGACATATCCCAATTGAAAGTTTGTTTTGCAATTATTTTGCAATTTAAATCTTTAATGGTTTGTAATCCGCTGGGAGTTCCAACCACTCTATGGCATTTTACATCAGTAAGCCAAAGTTCGTGTGAAATTGCATCTACAAATAACCCTTGTGCAAGTGCATAAGAATCCGATGCTTTTTGTCCGCTTAAATTTTGGCTTGGTGCGTAAGTGACCATTTCCAAATTTCCTTTTTCGTTGACAAGGAAGTAAGCTGTGTGTTTTGCTATTTGTACCATAAATCAAACTAACAACATATTTTTCTATTCTGCAAATTTATTTTACTATGTTCTTTGTGAATGAACGATTTATTTAGTAATTGACATAAATAGTTCTCCAGCCGATGCCAACTTCTCGTCA